ATTTAAAATATCCAGTAGATGAAGATGTGGTTCAAATGGTATGGATTCCTTATCTTGAATACCTTCGTAATAAATATAACGAATTAAAGAAAGATGATCCAGAAGAAGCAAAGAAATACTGGAAAGAACTCGTGCGGTGGCTGCCCGAGGGATGGCTACAGACTCGCACCTGGACAGGTAATTACGAGACCTTGCGTAGTATGTATCATCAGCGCAATAATCATAAACTTGTGGAGTGGCATGCGTTTTGCGGTTTCATTGAGTCGTTACCATATGCTAAAGATCTCATCATTGAATAACCGCCACAACTTGACTTTTTAATAAAAATTTGATATAATATATATAGAAAAAGTTAAGAAAGGGTTTCATTATGAAGCAAGAGTTTTTAGAGTTTTTAAAAAGTTTAATGGAAGCAGCGCCAGATGTAGTTGAAGAAAAAATGACAGATAATATTCAGAAGTATATTGAAACTCTATCTGGTATTAAGGATGACAAACCTATTATCACTGATAATGGTAAGGTTATTCTCGATTATATGCAGAAGTCCACAGTTCCAATGATGAAGGCGAAAGATATTGGCGACGGATTGTTAATTTCATCAAGAAAAGTATCTGGGTCTTTACGGAAACTGGTAACTGATGGTTTTGTCGAGAAAGTAGGTCAGGATCCTGTGATTTATGCTTTAACAGAAAAAGGAAAGAATTTTATTATTGAATAATAAGGAGAAAAAATTATGAAGAAAAATATGATTAACAGTGTTCATGTAGAAGGCGTTTTATATTCTCATTCTCTTGAGGCGAGAGTGACTGGAGAAAATTCCAAGAATCCTGGCACCCCCTATATCACTGGTACTATTGATATCGCAACTGATAACGATATGACTAATGTTGTATCTATTCATTATACATATGCAACTCCTGTTTATGGTACTTCTGGGAAGAATAATCCCAACTATGCAATCCTGAGCGATATTATCTCTGGAAAGTATAAGAATGTGACTGAGCATGGAGCAGATGTTGCAACAAAGCTTCGTGTTGATTCAAATATTGGCTTAAATGAGTTCTATTCTGACCGTAATGGCGAAGAGGAACTTGTCTCTGTGAAGAGAAATGAAGGCGGATTTATTCATGTTGTAACAAAGGTCGATGATGATGAGAAGAAGAGAAATACTTTTACTTCTGATATGGTCATCACAAATGTAACTCGTAAGGACGCTGATGAAGAGCGTAATCTCCCCGAGAGAGTTATTGTTAAGGGATGTATCTTTGACTTCAGAAATGCAATTCTCCCTGTTGAGTATACTGCAACAAGTAAGGGTGCGATGGATTATTTTGAAGGACTTGGAGCAACAAATAAGACTCCGGTGTTTACAAAAGTTTGGGGACGTGAAGTTTCTACAACTGTAACTCGTACAATCACTGAAGAGTCTGCATTTGGTGAGGCAAATATTCGTGAGGTGAACAGTTCTCGTAGAGAATTTGTTATCACTGGTGCGGCAACTGAGCCTTATGAATGGGATGATGAGTCTACTATCACTGCTGCTGAACTTAGCAAAGCGATGACTGACCGTCAGACTTATCTGGCAACAATGAAACAGCGTCAGGACGAATATAAGGCGTCTCAGAATCAGAGTGTAGCTCCTGCGAAGGGTGGATTTAACTTCTAATCCACCCTCCCAAGAGGGATTTTTGAAGTATATAAAAAGGAGATATTAATATGGCGAATTCATTATTAGAGATTAAACCGCATAAAGTAAGTAGAGATTTAAGAGGATATTCAGTATTTTTCTATGGCGAACCGAAGTCTGGTAAAACTACAATTGCTTCTAAATTCCCTGGTGCTTTACTGTTAGCTTTTGAAAAGGGTTATAGTGCACTTCCTGGCGTTATGGTAAAACCAATTAATAGTTGGTCTGAATTTAAGAAAACACTTCGTGAGTTGAAAGATCCAGAAGTTCAGAAAATTTTTGAAACTGTAATTATTGATACTGCCGATATTGCTTGGTCACTTTGTGAGAAGTATGTTTGTTCTCAAGAGAGTGATGATAAGAATGATTATGAAACAATTGGAGATATTCCATACGGAAAAGGATATACTCTTGTTTCTAAAGAGTTTGATGAAGGATTAAGAGCTATTCTTCAGATGGATTATGGTCTTGTTATTATTAGTCATTCTACCGATAAGACTTTTACTGATGAGCGCGGTAAAGAGTTTAATCAAATTGTTCCTACTATTGACAAACGTGCTCGTAATATTGTTGAAAGAACTTGTGATATTATCGGATATGCAAGACAGATTGAGACTGATGAGGGTAATACTACTCGTCTCTTCTTGAGAGAAACTAATAGATTTGTTGCTGGCG